AACCGGCATAATATAACGCATCATCACATTATATAACTTTTTACGTTTGAATTTCTCGCCATTCAGTTCCATTTCCTCCGCAATCCATGACGGTTTCATGATCCAGCCGATCAAGATTGCTGATAACAGCGAAATAAACGGCATCATAAAGCTGTTACTGATGTAGTCCATGATATCCAGAAGCTGTCCTGTACTTCCGTTTGGAAGTGCAACTTCTACATAGAAGATGCTGTATCCAAGTGCGATCACTGCTGTTGCGATAAGGTAGATCACCGATAACACTCTGGTCGTCTTCTTACGCTCTGTGTGAAATAATTCCATACAGTTTGCAGTGATTGATTCCAGTACCGAAATGCAGGATGTCAATGCGGCAAATCCTGCCAGTACAAAGAACAGAATTCCGATCACACGTCCGACCGTTCCCATACTGTAGAATACCTTTGGCAATGATACAAACATCAGTCCCGGTCCCGCTGACATTCCGTCCAAACCGGAGAATACGAATACTGCTGGGATGATCATAACACCGGCAAGGAATGCAACTCCGGTATCCATAATCTCAATCTGCGATACTGCCTTATTCAGATCTACATCTTTCTTAACATATGAGCCATATGTAATCATAATTCCCATTGATACACTCAGAGAGAAGAACAGCTGGCTCATTGCGTCCAGTGTAATCTGCAGGAAGCGGCCAACCGTAATTCCTGTCAGATCCGGTTTCATATACACCTTAAGCCCCTGCAATCCGGTACGTACCGTTCCATCATCCAGCGTAGTCTTCAATGTAAGTGAGAAAATTGCAATTCCGATTACCATAATCAGCAGAACCGGCATGATAAATTTCGAAACCCGTTCGATTCCCTCTTCTACACCGTTATATACGATCAATGCTGTCAGCAGCATAAAGATCAATCCATACCACACCGACGATGGTGAAGAAATGAATGCGGTAAAGCAGTCATCTGCTACTGCCTGCTTCCCTGAGCTTGTAAGATAAATAACAATGTATCTTAAAATCCATCCGCCGATAACTGCGTAATAGGTCATGATCAACACCGGAACCAAGAATGTGATCACTCCAAGAAATTTCCATTTTTTCTTCATTGATTCATAAGCATAGATTGCACTTTTGCCTGTCTTGCGGCCAATTGCAATATCCGTAGTCAATAACACAAATCCGACCGTCAGCACCAGTACCAGATAGATAAGCAGGAACAATCCGCCTCCATCTTTTGCCGCCAGATATGGAAAGCGCCAGAGATTTCCCACACCGACTGCGCTTCCGGCAGCTGCAAATACAAATCCAATCTGTCCGCTAAAGCTATTTTTTTGTTTCATACTCTTTTTCCTCTCATTTTCGTTAATACTTCAATATTTTACCATTAATTCATTTAAAATAAAATAAGAAATTTTGTAATCTATCCACCCACTGTCACTGATCTTTCACATCTGAATATACTATAAAGCATAGAATATATTTCCCTGGGAGGATCTTATGAAAAAGTGTATCACCGCTCTTCTTCTACTTTTTACACTATCTGTCACTTCACTTTTGGCATGCACATCCGCTGATAAACCGGAATCTGCGACAGGCAAAACTTCAAAAACTTCAAAATCTATCAATAATAAAAAGACGGATCTGACTCCTGTCACACTGAATGAAGTCGCTCATTCTATCTTCTATGCACCGATGTATGTTGCAATAGAAAAGAATTATTTTGAGAAGGAAGGGATCGACCTTTCTCTCGTGACCGGTTTCGGAGTTAGCCAGTTAATACAAGACGATTTTGATTATCCTACATATGTCTTTCCACCATATCTTGCAGCAATCCAGCCTGATGGAATCTGCATCCAGATATCATTGCTGATCATCTTACATTCCAAGTAAAACTCTCCATGTGTTCTGTCCAACAATGCCGTCAGTTGTGAGTCCATGAGCTTTCTGGAACGCAATTACTGCCGCATATGTTCCAGCACCAAAGATTCCATCTACTTTGCCACAGTTAAATCCAAGACTATTCAGTCTCTCCTGAATCAGTCTTGTGATATTTCCTCTTGCTCCTTTTCTACAGATTGGACAACCTGCAAGAGTGTTCTTTCCTGGAATGCCATCAACAACCTGCCTGGAAAACCCCTGAGCATTGCATTCTTTCTGCAGTCTGCGTACCCAGTCGTTTCCAGAAGGCGTTGCTGGTTTTGCCGCCGAACTTGTTGCTGTGGTGGAATTAACTGGTACACTTGCTGCAGCTGCTCCTGCGATCTGATTGAACGGGAAGTTCTTTCCTGGACAGCTAGTCGAACATACATCTCTGTGTGCCTGTACCTTGCTGATGCCGTATTTATTTTTCAAGTACGCTACTAATTCCTTTCCGGCATTGATCTGTGCCTGTGGCATGGTTTCTGTCATATATGCCCCCTCGAAGCAGATTCCAATGCTGTCAGAGTTGGCTCCCTGAGCGTGAGCTCCTACTTTGTTTTCTGGCCGGAGCCTGTAAACAGATCCATCTTTTCTTACCAGAAAGTGATATCCGGCACCCGCCCAGCCGTTGTTTAAGTGCCAGCGGTGAATGTCTTCTGCTGTGCACTTACTTGCTTCTGCATGATGCAGGATAATCCTTTTTGTTGCAGATCTATTTGTCATGTTGTTTTTGAATTTAAGATTTGTTTCGATGATATTCATACTTAATTTCCTTTCTGTGCGACGTCGCACATAAATAATAAGAGGACGATTACTCGCCCCCTGAATCACTACTGTTAATCTGTTCCTCCACCTGTGACCTGATATGTCTGACCAATGGCTGCAAGAACGCTGGTATCTTAACGCCCATGTCCTGGATATTTTCTAATATACTAATAATCTCATTGCAGATCAGCCACATTGCTACAATGCATGCAATCAAGAATGTCACCGGAGATTTCCAGCCAATCGTAGAGGATGCATATAATAGCATTTCGTCAATAATTGCTCCAACCACTACCAAGAGCCACATGGACACCTTCTTGAAGATTCCTCGAATGCTCTTATAGGAATTTATGTCCTCCGCTCTATACTTACTGGCCATAAGCCCGGTCATGTAGTCAATCAGATTGCATACCACCAACAGGATCACCGGCACTGCCAGTACTCCAAGGAGCGCTGACAGGAAGGCGAATAGCGCTGTGAAAATAGCTTTGATGTAATTAGCCTGTTCCATTTTCATATACCTCACTTCTCTTTAGTTCGAATTTTCTGTATAAAAATAAGACCTTTCGGTCTTGCTCTGATTTCCATGCGTTCACCTACTTTTCAGGCTCTGCTTTTCTTGTACATGATACAGGAAAGTCATAAGGAAAGTCATAAGGATAATCTATTATCTCATTAATATCTACGGATATTACATACTTTTCTCCAGCATTCACCGTGTTCTTGCTTAACTTCACATTTGCAATTTCAAGCATCAGATTACCTCCACTTCTATCCTTGCCTTTCTCGTCGAATCACCAACCACGTATGTGATTTCCAGCACATAGCATGACTTGTTCTGTGGCGAGATTTTCACGTCAAGATAATGACCATCTATCTCACACTCTCCGCTCACTTCCACTTCCCCGTACCTGAGAAGACTGTAATGGGCGCTTAATATCGTGAATGGTTCATCGTTGGGACTTCTGATCAGAAGTTTTACGTGTTTATCTTCTCCTAGAATGAATTTTACCTTATTCACAGCAACACCCCCTTCCATGATGACACGGATACACTGCCTCTACTTGAAAATCATCATTTTGCATGATGGCATCATATTCTTCCGGAACGACTTCGGCAAAATAATCAAGCGCTACAAGCTGCGCGCATAGCGTAGCTGGATCCACAATCAACAGTATCTTTGTACAAAACGCTACGTTTCCCGCATCGTCATAAGCTGTGACTTCAACCACATATATTCCATCTAAATCAAGAGGGACTGTGATATTCCACAAGTCCCCCTCTGCATGCTCAAAGACAACTTCTTTTCCATCGACCTTACCGATTACTTTCGTAACCATACGGTACCTCCTTAGTCTACCACCTCAACAGAGATAACGAACGTCTTACCGCAATCAACTGGGTTCGGTGTAAGAGTAATACCCTTGAATACAGGTGCACCGGTATCAAGTGTTACCTTACGTGTTACAGTTGTAGTCTTGCCGGCTTTGTCTTTTGCAACAACGGTAATTGTGTTAGAACCATTGACAAGCGTAATCTCTTTTGAGAATGTACCATCCGAGTTAACTGCAACCGCCGTTCCATTGACTGTAACTGTTACAGGTTTAGATGTCGCATCATCTGTTTTACCAGATACAACCAGAGCGGATTTGTTTGTGATAAGCCCATCTGCTGGATTTGTAAGTGTAAGTGTCGGTGGAATTGTATCAATCGTAAATGTGACCGTCTTAGCTGTTGCAGCGTTTCCATCAAAATCAGATGCTTCAATTGAAATAGTATGCGCGCCATCTGCCAATGCTGTTCCTAGAGTGTAGGAACACTCGTAACCACCGGTGATTGTTGTTTTTGTGAATGCAGTTGTAACTTTTGCGCCATCAACTTTGATAACGATTGTATCTGGATTAACCCCAGAGTCATTATCTGTCACCTTGAATTTAATAACCGGTGTTGCATCGGTAATGTACGCGCCCGCGGTTGGGTAAGTGAAAGCAAGTGTTGGCGCAACTTTTTCAAGAACGCGAAGTAGCAAACTTGAACCAAATGTGGCATGATCCTGATTTACGGTCGTTGAGTTTCCGGCATCATCTGTAGCTATTACAGAGCCCCCATATTTATGGCCATCTTGTGAGTAACTGGATTTGCTAGGCGCCGGCACTGTTGCCTCATATTTTCCTGTAGATGCATTTAGCGTCAGATCATATGTCTGCCCATTAAATACATACTGTACTGTTTTAACTGCCATTTTTCTTTTCTCCTTATGCCTCTACAATTACATCTTCATACCCGTCCGTTTTTAAAATAGTATCAACATTATCTTTCCATCTCTTGTATAAGCGTGTTTTTACAAAATATGCACGGTATTTCTTCTGCCCTGCCTCAACGCTTTTGTCGGCCTCTTCCATAATTCTGCTTGCAATAAATGTTGTCATATCATTCATCCTTTCTTTTCCTTTCTTATTTTGTATCCGTATTTTCTGTATTAGTTTCTTCTGTGCCATCACCGAGCAGTGCCGGTAACACGTCTGTGAGGATACTGTCCACGGTAGCGATAAGCTCTGCATTTTCAGCCTCACGGCTTTTATTATCTTTCGTTAGATTGTCCACATGCTCTTCCAGTGCATCAATACGATCCATTGGTGATTCTTTTTCCCGATACATCACTACACCAAGAATCCCACCGGTATATTTAACCAGCGCATTCAGGTTTGTGTAATCTTCGTACTCTGCTACGGTCGTTTCTCTTTCCGTTACGGTAATCTTTTTCGTCCGGAATTCGTCCTGGAATGTATTCCGGAGTTCGTCCTCCGTGACAGAGATGGTTTTGATCAACAGCGATCCATCTGTTCGGATGGTTGCTGACTGGATGGTCATTTCTGACGCATCATTAAAAGTAATTTTCATAATATATATCTCTCCTTTCTGTGTAAAATAAGGATTTGTCTGAGCAATTGGGGTTCCAAATGTTGCTTAACACCGATGCGCAACAGATCTATACGATGTATGGCGGTCGGGTTAAGGTAGTATCTGGCACGATGATAGTTAACATTGCCATGAACATTGGGTATGCGAAACTGTTTTCTGTCGAGCAATTAAAAAACTGGTTTGGAGATGACCATGCTACAACACGGCTTAGCGTAAAAACATACAACGGAGATTCTGTGGCACAAGAAGTGCATTTTTACGCCCCGGAGATATGGAATGGTGAAATATTTCAGTATTTTTATCCTGCAAATCGAGAGGGGCCAATGCGAGTTAATTATAGGTTGGAATATATGTATGGATAACATTTCTACTCAACTATTACCACCCCGTATCCAAACCAGCTTACGGAATTCCCGTAAGCTACAGACTGCAGGTATGCGCCTTTTCCGGAAAACATGATACTTCCGTAACCGACTATTACGTTCCCAACTACCATTTTTACCGGAATGTATTGCTCAAATAATATCTGAAGCGGGACACCGGCCATAATAAGGTTATTAGGGATAGCTTCTGTTGCGCCAGTATTTGTGTTTTGCAGGGTTACATACACCTGATCGTGGCTTATATAACGATATTTCATGGTCCACCCGTTTTCGTAATACGTTTTTTCGGTTGGATCATAGTCCAATAACTTGGAAAAATCCTTATTTGACCCAACAATCTCAAATGCTTTTTTCACCTCTGTTATATTCAATCCATCGATAATTACTTTATAAAGCGGCATATCTGCCACATAATCACCGGCCTGAATATCCCCCTTTGTATATTGTGGTGCTGCCGGGTTTGATTCCGCCGGTGTTCCCTGTATAACTTTCAAGTCAAGGCTTTCTATTCTATTGTCTTGATTCTTTTCGTATCTTGCAACAATCAAATCAACACGTTTCATTCCCTGACTACCATTGGTGATAATAAGAGAGTCATATGTATTTTTCTTGATTGATGCCGTGCACCCTTGATGCATCAACACACCGTCTCTGATTTTAATTTCATTGTTGGAAGATACCTCTGCTGCCAACTGCATTCCAGTCTTCAGTACATAAGACCCTTCTCCCACAACTCCAATATTTACATCTCTATCCTGTTCTGATGTTACATGAGGCTTTCCTGTATATCCTGTAATTATTTCCATTATGTCTCTCCTTCCAGTTTATACACTACTTTTTCTTTCCCGGAGGATATTGTCCATATCTTTCGACCAATCGGTTTCTTCATACTAATTCCAGTCAGATAATCTTTTCCTCCAACAATATCTCCTAAGTCAATATTTCCTTCCAACTTAGTCATGGTCATGTTGTAAGACATACTTGACTTCTTGCTTTCCAATTCCTTAATTCCATTCTTAATCAGGTCATCTCTTTCTGATCCGCTGCTATCATATATAGCCACAATTTCCTCTGTTCCCTTAAAATATTGCTGAGTCTGCGAAATTGTACCGTTCTGATCAGTGTATAGATGTATAACCAACCTGTCCTTTAAATCCCCTTTTCCAAGGCAAATCAGATGGTTGATCCCGCGCCGGTTATCGTCAGTTGTGAAATTCATGTTATTATCATTGGTCAGCTCATATTCTGATGACAGATCGTTGATTGGAACAGCGCTCACTTTCACATATCCGGCCATACCAACATCACCTTCTTGGTATCTGATATCCAGTCGATATCCTACTGATTTCAACATCTTAATCAGTCCAGTATGCAAGGTACAATATCGGTCATATTGATAATTGTTCACTGCAACACCCGTATCTGCAGTAACGCCATAAAAGAGTCCAGGGAACTCAGCTTCAACCTTGGATTTTATAATTGAATTAAGTTCCCCAGATGCTGTTGCGTAATCCTGGCCGCTTAATGGCTGTATAATTTTTTTAGTCATCATTCCACGCCAGGTATCTCCTTTTGCGCGGATTACATTGGTACTTGTATCGGTGCTGATTTCTCGGACAATTCCGCCATACTCAGTATCCGGTGAAAATACTCTAGTTCCATATCTAATAGATCCATCCCAATTCCAACGCTTAAGCTCAATCTCAAAATCATTAATACTGTCGGCTTCATCAGCTCCGACTTCGAAATCTATATTCGCACCCTGGACATAGCCGATCTGCCTTCCGTATTGATCTGTTTTGATGAGATCCATTCCGGTACACTCCTTTCTTTGTACACCACAATGTCGAAGCCAAACTCTCCACTCCAATTTATCAAGATGTCTCCTGACGGAATTTCCGTGAATATAGAATTGCCGGTTGCTTTCTTATAAAAAATGTTCTGTTCTGTACCATTAGCAAGTCTTTTTATAATTGTTTTCTTACGTGAATCAATAACAATGTATTCATGTGCTTCAAGCGTGTCATACACTTGATAGACCTGTTCGGCAATTATGATTCTTGGATTCGCACACGGGCCATAGATAGTCATCTGAAAATTGCTACTTCTGTAATGATCTACATACCAATGCTCTGTTCCGGATAATGGTTTCGAATAGTCATATTGATAATCATATGGGTAATCTAAGAAGTTATAAATTCCCCCCTTGTCTGTGCTATCCGGATAGAAGCTCTTAGATTCTTCCTCTGCCCACATAGGATATGGACAGTAGATACCGAGTTCCATGTCTGTCCAGCAGTTCCGGGTAGATGACACTTTGCTGGACATATCCTTAATATAACAATCAATATAATAGTTTCCAAACCATATGCGCCCTGGAGTAAGATTTACAACGTCATACTCAAAGCAGTTTGTCAACTCGTCCATCTTGGCTTTGCGTTCTTCCAGTGGTCCACGGAATGTTAATGTGATTTGATATGTTTTTGGTTCTTTTTCAAACCCGTATACATCTGCTCCAAT